GAAATCTCAAGGATGGACATGACGGCATCCACAGAGGTCGCCGCAGAGGACTTAACTCGAATGCTGTCACCAGCAATCAGAACGACCTTTTCGTCACCGCCGATCGGGATGAAGGCGTTACCAACGCCAACGCCCGCGCCCTTTACCAGATATGCATCGTTCGTGCCGTCGTAAACCGTTACGTCAACCGTAATCGGAGACGTGGTCGTGTTGCACACCGACAGGCCAATGACCGTCGTCTGCACGCCGCCACCGACAGTGTAGCTGCCGACGGCTGTCAGCGATGTGCCGATGTTGCGGCTGATTTTCCTGCTAAATACGTTTGCCATGTCAGCTTCCTATCACATTAAGACATGAGTTCATAGCTAACGCTGAACGTCAGCTTGCTTGCCGTTCCCGACGTTATCGAGATGCAGGTGTTCTCTTCAAGGTAGATGCCAGTCGTCTTGTCCACGACGATCAACGATGCGTCGGCCGGGACCGAGATTGTTGAGGCGATCGGGTAAGCCGTACCGCCAGAAGGGGCAGACCCCTGAGCCACGCCGCCATTTGAGTAAATGGACACGGTAGCGTCGACCGCGTTCGTCCCATCGACGTTGGCGACAACGATCTGGTTAATCTTGAGAACCGTGTTCGATGACGCGGCGTTCTGGAGAAGCACGACAGCCGTCGTCCCCGACGGCGTAAAGTACGTCGTCTTGCCCGTGATCGTTGTCAGGGATGCAATATTTGGCGCTGCCATCGTCTAACTCCTTAAAGCCCAAAGACCAACGCCAGTGCGGTAGCGCGTGCTTGCGATACCCCCGACGCGGCTGGTGCCTGTGAAACCCATGTTGTTCCGTTGCTTACTAATACATTACCTGCGGTGCTTGGCGCAACCGTTTGAAGCGCGCTCGTCCCGTTGCCGAGAAGAACAGCGTTTGCAGAGAGCGTTGTCACCCCCGTACCGCCATTGCCGACCGGCAGCGTGCCAGTGACGCCAGTGGTCAGCGGAAGCCCAGTTGCGTTGGTGAGCGTGCCAGAGGACGGCGTGCCGAGTGCGCCACCATTGACGACAACAGCGCCGGCAGAGCCTACGTTGGTGCCCAGCGCCGTTGCGACGTTTGTGCCCAAGCCGCTGACGCCTGTCGAGATCGGCAGGCCAGTGGCGTTGGTGAGCGTTGCAGCAGATGGCGTACCGAGGTTCGGCGTGGTGAAGACCGCTGACGTCGTCAGGGCGACATCGCCTGTGCCGCTCACGGCGTAGCTTGTGCCCCATGCGGAGCCAGTGCTGTTCGGGATGCCTGCGCCCGGATAGACCATGCTGGTCGGCGCTGCCGTCCACACGGCGGTCGTACCGTTCGACGTCAGCAGGTAGCCGTTCGCGCCGATAGCCAAGCGGGTCGCGCTGTTGGAGCCGTTGCCGATGATTAGGTCGCCCGCCGTCGTGATCGGCGACAGGGCGTTGAACGCAGCCGATGCCGTCGTCTGGCCCGTGCCGCCTGAGGCGATCGGCAACGTGCCGGTCGTCAGGGCTGACGTGGACGTCGCATAAACAGCGCCGCCAGACGTGAAGGTCGTCAGGCCCGTACCACCGTTGACTGTGGTGACAGGCGATATCAGGCTGAACTGAGTGCCGCCGGTGAGCTGGAGACCATTGCCCGCCGTGTAGAGCGTGCTGTCTGAGACCTGCACGAAGGTGAGCGCCGTCGTGCCAAACGTGATGGTTCCGACGGTGTTAAGCACATAGGTTTCACCAGCGCCCGTGTCGCCGCTTGTGACAAAGAACGCGTCGCCCTGACCGAGGCCATTAGGGTCTTTTGCTGCGTAAGTGTCGGCGTCGGTCGTGCGCGTCAGCACCCAATTCGTGCTGCCGCTGCCGACCGTCGTGACTTCGTAAATGCCGTTCTCGAAGCCGTTCGTCTGGTTGTAGATGAGGACGCGATCGCCAATCGAAGCTGTTGGGCCGTCAGGCGCAAATGCGGCCTGCGTCCCAGCGTTGGTCAACGTGGCACCAACACCGACGCCCGCGCCGCCCGGCTGGTTGTACGTCGCCGTCAGGTTGCCCGTCGAGTTGGGAACTTCGTACTTAACCGGCGTGTGGTACGTGATGCCTGAAGACACCTGCGTGTCGACGTAGCTCTTGTTCGCAATTTCGTTAGCGGTTGTCGGCGTCGTGCTAATCGTACCCGTCGTCAGCGCAACAGACGTGAGCGTCGGCGACATGCTGTAGCTGGGGTTGCCGCCGCTGTTGACCAGAACGCCAGTGCCGGAGCCAAGGAACGTCGTCGCGCCCGCGCCAGACTGATACACGATCGAGCCAGCAGCGCCGCCTGCGATGTTGGTAGCAGTGGTTGCGGTTGTCGCCGTCGTCGCTGTGCCGACCGTGACGCCAGCCGGATCGCTCCACTGAGGCGCCGAGCCGGTCGAGGTCAAGAGGCGAGTAGACGCGCCGATGGCCAGCTTAGACAGGGCGGTGCCCGTCGCGTAGTACAGCAGGTCGCCAGCCGTGTAGCTGCTCAGGCCCGTGCCGCCGTTCGACGTAATCAGCGTGCCGGCCAGCGTCAGCGTGCCAGCCGACGTGATTGGCCCACCAGTGAACGACATGCCGGTCGTGCCGCCACTTGCGTTGATTGAGGTTACGGTACCAGCACCGGCGACGCTGATCCACTCAAGGTCAGTCGCGCCTGCATTGATAGCCAGCACCTTGCCGGCGTTGCCCGTGTAGCTTGGCAGGAGGTTGACGCGGGCCGCCGTGACTGTTGTGGCGCCCGTGCCGCCGCTACCGATGGCGAGGGTGCCAGACAGCACATAGTCGCTGCCAGAGAGGCCAAAGCTGAGGCCAGTTGAGCCAGCCGTAATGTCGCGCCATACAGGCTGCGCCGTGCCGTCCGAGAACAATACGTTCAGCGGATCGCCCGGATTGGACATATTTACATTGGAGCCATCGCTATAAAGGATGGCACCGGCAACAGGGCTTAGACTGCTGCCGGTGCCGCCACGGGCCAAGGGGAGCACTCCTGAGGTTTCCGTGGTGTCTGAGAGGTCAACAGCAGGGTGAACGTGGTCGTCACGCGCAGCAACCGAACTTGTACCGGCAGAGGGTACGCCGCCCGACTGGGGAAGGGCAGCGGAAAGAGAAAGCGAAATCGTGCGATCGGCAGCAAGTGTGCCGCCGCCAGTTAGGCCAGCGCCAGCGATGATTGAGCGCGACGTGGGAACGTAACCAGACAGGCTGATTTCCGTCTGGCTGGCTACGGTTACGCGGCCCTTGTCGTCGACTGTGAGGACTGGGATCTCAGAAGCCGAACCGTACGTGCCAGAAGTGACACCGCTAGTAGCAAGCTGACTATAGCCGACACCGCCAGCAGCAATAGAAATGACGCGGTCAGCAGTAAGATCGCCGCCGCCAGTGAGACCACCGCCACCAGTGATTGTGCGGCTTGATGGTACAGCGCCGACAGACGCGATGTTACCGAAGCGGACCTTGTAGGTGACGCCGTTGAGGACATATGGCAGGTATCCGTCTTGGCTCAGCCCATCGTACTCGGTGAGCTGCGAAATGCGTGTCGGAACCAGATTTGAGGGAACTGTTGTCATTTACGGCTCCAGATATTCTTCAAAGTCCTCGCTAACGAGGAAGTAGCTATCGTCTTCGGTCGGCAGACCGAGCGGATCTGTGCCAATCGGCGTGTCAGGTCGCGCAAACAAAAGCGCAATCTTCTCAGGCTGCCGAGCGGGTAAGCGGTACGGATCGTACTCGTCGCGGTCCTCGAGGCACACTTTGAGGCCCGGATAGTTCGGGTCGCTGTACAGATCGTCGAGGCTCATTTTGCGTGAGCAACGGCCACAGATGCCGATTGCCAGTGTCGAGCGCCCAAGAGTGTTGAGGTAAATGCCCATACTACCTCGTGTACATCGCTATGTTTGGCGCGATTGTCATCGGGCTGTTGTCGCGCTCTTCAGCCTGCGCCGTGTAGAGCGCCTGCTGCGCCTTGGCATCGAGCATGCCAATCATACCAACGTCGACCTCAACGATCTCCATAGCCATCTTAGCGGCCAGCATCGAGACAATCGCCTCATACCAGCGCTGCGGAACTTCAAGCTCCTGCGTCATAGTGCCAACGTCCATGATGTAACGCTGGATCCAAATCACGAGCTGCGACGTGTCAGCGCCGCTGTTGGGCACCGGCCAGAGGTGCATCACCGGGTTCGGGATCAGGCGATCGTACCAGTATTGCAGAGGCCGATTGCTCTGGAAATACTTGTTCGGCAAGTTCGTGTAGTCGTCGCGGTTCATGCGCGCCAACGGGATTTCGGTCGGCATGTTGCCGGTATAGATCTCTTCGAAGACAAGATTGCCGCTGGTTGCTCGCACGCGGAAGTACGGCGTAGCAACCGAGCTTTCGAGGTCGAACCAAGTCCACTCGCCTGTCGTGGCCACTGGGTTCTCAGTCTGGATCGTCTCCCAGACAATGTTATCGGGCGAGCGCTCAAGCGCGATCGGCACCGATGCGGCCAGCCATTTAACGCCCACTGTTGTCACGAACGTATCGCCACCAAACGCGATGGTGTGCGTGGTCGATGTGGTCGTGTCGACGCCAGAGACGGTCTGAAGCTGCCGCAAGTTGCTGTTCAGGATGTCGACGACCTTAGTGTCGAGCACCACGTCACCAACGCCGTTGTACAGCGGGATGATCTGCTTCTCGATGCACCACAGAGGCGCACCCATGTTAGCCAGATCCGACAGCAGCAGATAGAGCTGGTCGTTAGCAATATCGACGTATTCAGCCGTAATGCTTTCGGCAGGCAGCTTGCATCGACGGATGGCGTTTTCGATCACCTTCCGCGTGTTGAATACTGTTTGTGAGACCGTGTTACTGTAGGCCATCAATCCTGCTCGCTGGGTTAAGTCAGCAGCCTACTAACAAGAGCAGGCATTTCTGGCATAGGGGTTATACAAGAAGAGGCGGCCAACAGCAAGTCAGCCACCTCAATCCCCGAATTTAGCACTTACCGCCTCTAGGCATGGCCGAAAGACCGCCCTTGTTGCGGCTGATCATTGGGCGATCGCTGTGTGCTGGAACGCCGCCGCCTGCTTTTCGGGGCAGGGGGCGCACCATCATCCGCGCCCGATCTAAATCGCTCATGCCTTTTGCAGTCTTATCGCGAAGCGCCTTGATTTCAGATTTGGTAGCAGATGCCCCAAGCATGCGCCGAGCAAGAGCGCGCCGTTCGCTTTCTGTTAGCGCTGCGCCACGTTCTACCCCACCCGGTGTCATGCCGAGTTCTTTATTCGTCATGCGGCGACCGCTGTCGTCAGTTGGGCGTGTTGAGATGCCTTCGACTGGTGGCTTGCGGCCCTCCATGCGGCGACCTTCTGCTGCGATCTCTGCCATCGTTGCGCGCTTACCGCGTTCGTTGTACGTGCCGCCTTCTTCCATCATGCCACCGGCAAACTTCTTAACGCGTGGGATCTTGGCGCCGGCAGCGCGGGCTTCGTTCAGCGCAATCGCTACGGCCTGCTTTGTGCTCTTGACCTTAGGGCCTTCCTTCGAGCCGCTGTGCAGCTTGCCCTTGGTGAACTCTTCCATGACGCGGCCAATCTTCTGCTCGCCCTTATTGACGTGGCCACCCTTGGCGTACTTAGCCACCAGAGCAGGCTTGTTCATTGGGCCTTCGCCGCCGGGCATGTCGGCGCGGCTGACAGTCATGCCGCCGTTGGCAAACTTGCGACCCGAGGTGGTGTCGTAGCTGGTCTTTGTGGTGTTCTTGAAACCGTCCATGTTACTTACCTTTCTTGACGCGAAACCGAGCCGTCTTTTTGGCCACGCCTTCGGGTTGTCTAACAAACTGCTTACCTGCGGCTCTGCCCTCGCGCTTGGCGCGGGTTGTGGCTGCGTATTCCGCTACAGACAGAGACTTGATCGCCTTCTTGGGCAGGTACCGCTCGCCGGTGGCGTCTGGCCCCTGCGTGGATGGCTTGCCGCTCTTCGTGCCCCAATCTTGTTTGGTCCACGCCTTCAGGCTCTTTTGTGATTTGGCTAGGCCGCTCACTTGTAGCCTCCGCCGCTTTCTTTATACCGTTTGGCCAGCATCTGTGCCTTGCGCGCAGACCACTGCCCCGGTGCGCCGCCGCTGCCGCCGGACTTTATGCTTTCGAATAGACGCTTGCGCATGCCGGGCTTGGTGTAATTACCTGCCTCGTTGACGCGAGACGCGCCGCCTTCGGCGTAACCCTCGACCATACCGCCCTCGGCTTTACAGTCCCACTTTCTTAGAGCCAAAGCCTTACGCGTCGGCTTGCCGTTGTCGTCTTTCATCGCCCCCGGCATGCCTGACATGCGAGCACAGAAGCTCTTGCGACGTGCGGCTGCTTTGGGGGACTTTTTGGCCTGTTTGGCCGAAACTGGGGGCTTGATGTCTTGGCCCTGCGCCTTCAGAGAGGCGCGGCCGACCGCATTTAAGCCGCCTTCGGGGTTCTGGCCCTCTTTACGGGTCCATGCGCCCTTAGAAACCGCGCCGCCCTTCTTAAAAGGCACGCGAAGGTTGGCATTTACGCCCTGCTGAGCTGGATTATAGTTCAATCCTGCGCTCAAACCGCCCGGTTTCTGGTAATTTACGCCAACATTGGTGATTTGCGGCTTCACTTGCATGCTCGGAGCGCGCATCGCGTTCATATTAGCGCTCAAACCGCCGCCGAGGGGCATATTTACGCCCATTTGCTGCATGCGCTGGTCAGCCTGCACGTTCATCGAGGGGGTTGGACCCTGCGGCGCCGGCTGGTAACCGCCCGGCATACCCATGCGCTGGTTCTGCATGACGCCGAGCGCGTCGTTGATCTCGTCCCGCGCCCGAAGTGCTTTTAGGTCGAAGGCGAAATCACCGGGCATCAGGCAATCCGTTCTGCGGCGAGGATGACAGACGGGACGGCCGGAGCAATCGCGCCCGCCGCAGTGAAGTCAATGGTTACGCCCACGTTCTCGGGCAGCCACATGATCTCGATGTACTGCCCAGCGGTGACCTGCTCATAGATGACTATCTGAGCAAACATCGCGCCGCCATCGGCAGCCTTCGGGATGTTTACAATGCTGGCAGAGTTGGCGATGTTGGTGCCGTTCAAGCGGAACCAGAACGTCGCGTCGTGATCTGCGGCGGTGGAGTTTGCAAACTGGATGCTCGGCGCGAGGGCGTAGGTGCCCGCCACCGCAAACGTGATACGCGTTGGGTTGCCGCTGCCATCGTTGGCAATGCTGATGCCTGCGCTAAAGTCTGTGTTCTCGAGCTTGACCGCCGTGGCCGCCGACACACTGCCAGTCTGGTCGGTGTTGCTGTACGCCGAAATGTACGCACGACCCGCCAGAGACAGGAACGGCACCGCATTGGCGCTGTTGCCAATGTCGCTCGCCGCCACTTTCTTGCTGGTGCCGCCTTGCACCGTCTCGAACAGCTCCGTCCCCGCAAGGGGCGTGGTGGCTGCTGTGAGATCCGTGATTTTGACGTTAGCCATTATTATTCGCCTTGGTTAGGTGTACAGCACCGCAACGGTGCCCGTAGTGATTACCGTCAGGCCGTTGTTTGCAGCAATCCCGTTACCACCAAAATCGACAGTGTCGCCAGCAGCGGCGCCAGTCTTGGTGTACAGAACCACGCCACTTGCGGCGGTTGCGTTGTCGTAGACAGTCACGTTACCAGCGCCAGTCACAGACAAGCCAAAGAAGCCAGCCGGTGTGGGCTTAATAACTGTGGTGGTGTTGTTGACTACTCGGTAGCCGAGTTTATCGCCCATCATGTTGAATTCTCCTTCAGCTAGAAGGTGGCCGCTCAGACCCAAGGGGTAGGAACTGAGCGACCACGCAACTTATATCACATCGTTTGCAAAAAGCGATATGCCTTAAGCGAGGGTGCAACCGTAGTTGCTGACGATCATCCAGCCGAGGGTGGTCAGGTACTGAAGGACAATCGTGTCGCCCACGTCGTTGAACGCGATGGTGTTGTAGCCAGTCTTGGTGGTCGGTGTGAGCGTGCCTTCGCCGCCGTCAACAACCATGATGATGGTCAGGATCTGGCCGTTCGCGCCGTTGGCCAGCGTCAAGGCGTCAGTGCCCGTGGTGGTCAGGCGGACAGTGCCAGCCGTGATTGGAACAGCGCCAGCGCCCGAACGGGTCGCGACCGTGCCGAACACGCGGCCGGTGAGATCGCCAGTGACGTTACCAGTGATGTTGCCGGTGATGTTGCCGGTGACAGTACCGATGAAACCGTTGGTCGATGTGACTGGACCAGAGAAAGTTGTAGAACCCATGTTCATATCCTTTTGCACAAGTCGCTCACCAGTCTGTGCATCGTCCTCTGGGAAGGTCTGGCAAGCTAATTAACCCAGTGCGCAGCAATATAGCACAAACAGATAGGCCTTGCATAGCAGGCAAAAGAAAACCCCCCTTGGCGGACCAAGAGGGGCTCCCTTTGACACAAGGTCGAGGCGATTAAACGCCCGGTGTGCCGTAGATACCACGCGGGTCAGTCCAACCGAACGCATAACGCTCAGTGGCCTTGTACCGCATGCTGTCTGTTTCGAAGTCGCCTTCCATGGACTTTTCAAGACCACGACGCATGGCGAGCTTCAGGCCTTCAGGCGCATCGGTCTCAACCCACCAAGCGGTGGATGAAGTGATACGCGAGAGGTTGGCCTGACCTTCCGCCAGCAGCCCCATGGATTTCACAGGGTTGATATCGTTGTCAGCAGTACCAGTACGGAGAACCGACTTCAGCAATACCTCAGCTTGGAAGACGTTGCTTGGACCAGCGACGATCTTCTTAGGCGTCAAACGGATGCGCTTGCCGTTGTTGTCAACAGCGTTGCGGATCTGGATGAGTATTTGCTCAAGCGACGTTTGCGACAGAGCCGCAGCCGTGTTGAGCTGGTTGCTGAAGGTAGCACCGTTTGCCAGCGGGTGATCCGTGGCAACGAGGGACTTGCCGTCGCCGCCGACATACGAACCGTTGAATGCACGGTTCAGAATGTTTGCGCCAAGGGTTTCCTTCGTTTCGATCAGCGACTGTGCAAGGTGACGAGCATAGGTCTGACCGATACGGATGTGGTCGCCGTCTTCGACGAGCACCTTCGTCAGCGCGAATGCAAGGCCGTAGACCTTGTAGACGTAACGCTGAATGAAGAGCACGCCACCCGACTGATAGGTGACCGGCATGCCGTCTGGAAGTTCCGGTGCAGCACCGAAACCGTACAGGACGGGTTCTTCGTGGTAGTTACGAGCGATGCCTTGGAAGGTCTTGAAGACCTGCGCATACTCGTCAGCCCGCTGGTCGTAGATGCCATTGAACTCTTCGTTCAGAATGGGCTCTACAATAGAGCGGAAGTCTGTACTTCTCATTGGGGTAGCCATTGTTCAAGCCCTCCTTAGATAGCGGCCACATCAGCGACAAACTGGTGTTCGCTGATTTGGACATTGACGGTGAGGAAAGCATCCGTGGCGGTATCTTCGACAGCGTCGCTGAGACCAACAAGACGAACAGATGCGTTGGCGGCAGCCGACGAAACATCAAGAGCAGCCGACGACAAACCGGTTACGGTGTTACCCGCAGTCGTGTTGGCGAAGTTGAACTGCTTGCCGATGTCAGCGGCTACGACGTTAGCGTTCGTCTGCACTTCGTAGACGATTGCTGGGTCGGACGTGACATAAGCAGTGATGGTGGTTGCCGAAGTGGACGCAGTCCACTTGTTGCTCACGCGATAGCGGCCGTCGCTATCTGTGAACTCCACGCCTTGGAACGCGCCAATGAAAGCTTCGCCCGTTGCGGCTGCAACGATCGTGCCTTCAGTTTGGCCGCCCGAAGTGGCGGGGGCAATACGAACCGGCTGGTTCTGGAAGATGTTGACTGCGTACCCAGTCGCGATGGTGTAAGCCACCGGACGGATCGTACCCGAGGGGTGCGATGAAGGACGCAGACCATACGGCTGAGCAGTAGTGGTCATAGCCTTTTATCCTTTGATGGTTGAGAAACCGACCATTAGTCAAAAATACCTCTGGCCGGAGCATAGTCGCCCACTTCCCGCATCCCATCACTTTCCAGTAGTCTGCCACCAGCTCGTTCAGCTTGCTCTTTCATGAGCATGGCTGTTTCTTCGAGCTTTTCCTCTTCACGCAACGGGGCGTCGTGGTGAGCTTCCTGCATGTACCTGTAGTACAGGGACAAGGGCAGCTTAGCCGCGAGCATCTCGTTAACCGCAATGCAACCAGCGTACTCGCCAGTCTTTTGCGTGACTAGTTCCATGCCCGGCACGTCTTCAGCGCGGATCAACTCGTAGCCGAGCCGTGAGCGCTGTTGAATGGTGTCGGACTTGTTAGTCGTCGTGAGCCAGCAAACATGATAACCCGGAATGTCTGGGATATTCGGTAAATGGTCGTTGTATAGGTTCATGCGGAACATCTCGAGCCGCTCATCATCTGTCATTTCGCGGTTTTCCGTAATGCTACGGTCTTCTGCTGCACGACTTTGGCGGCTAACCCCAAGTTCCTTCTTGAGACGGTCATCCATACGTTCTTCGGTCATTAGCTCTCTCCTTTTCTAGCGAGCTGTGTTTTCACGATCATAGGCCTGATACGCCTTCAAGTAACGGGTGCGGGCGACAGGGTCATCCCACACTCCGGCGTCGATCATAGCCTGTTTTCTTTCCGCTGTCACTACCACTTCGTTTTTAGTCGAAACAGGTGCGTGTTCACGGGTTGTGCCAGTCGGCGGAGCCTTGCGGCGCGGGGCCGCTTGGTTACGCGCAGGGGCACCATCGTCGCCAATCCGCGAAGCAACGCGGCGTGTCAGCTCGTGCCAGTACTCCTCAGAGGACGGGTTCCAGCCTTCGGCTGCAAGCGCATTGTCGATCGCTTTGGTGACTGCGCTGTCCTCGTCGCGGCCCTGTGGGTTGTACCACGGGTTCGCGTCAAGCCACTGCTTGGCGTAGTCCACAACGCGAGGGTCGGCCTGCGGCTGTGCCGCCTGATGTGCGTACTGCTCAGCTTGCTGCTTGGCATAACCAAGTTGTTGGGCGCGCTCCTTGGCTTCGTCGCGCAGACGCAGGGCAACAGATACGTCGTCACCGTTGCCGGCTTCGACTGCACGAGCGATGATAGTCTCAGCTTGCTGCGCTTCGTAAAGCGCCCGCTGATACTGTTGGTCGATCGACTGAGCTTGCTGCGAGAGCGTGTTGCCCTCGACGGCGCGCAGACGTGCCTCCATCGCGGCGTTCTGTTGACGCAGGTACTCGAGCTCACGCTGCGAGCGCTCCTTAGCCTGCTTCTGAAGCTGGCGCCGCTTAGTGCGCTGATCGCGGACCTTCTTGTTCTTGTCGACTATCTCGTCTTCGCTGTCGTCTTCCGAGACGCCAGTGCGCTCGTCCTCGTCATCGTCGTCTTGATCGTCTTGGTCGTCTTCAGGTTCGGGATCAGATTGCGCGGGATCTTCTGCCTGCTCCTGATCCGGTTCGACGATTACCAATTCTTCGTCGTCTTCACGTTTTACTTCAGCCATGACCGGCTCCTTTCGTCAGCCTTATGGATCACACGAATGCCTTCATCGCGAGCGGGTCGCCCGTGACTTTGCCAATGAGATCCAGATCGTTGAGGATTACGAAGATGACCTCTTGGTCATCATCGATCTTTACCGTCCACTTATCGCCGCCGTATTTGGGGACGCGGACGAAGTCCCCCGGCAGTGCCCACGAACCCTCAGGCCAAGCCTCTTGGGTGTTGCGGTTCTTGTACGCCAAGTCGCCAACCGCCACCACCTTTGCAACCTGCGTGTTCCAAGTCTCAGTGTCCTTGGTATCGCCGGTCAAGATGATGCCGCCAGCCGTCTTCTTCTTCGCCAGACGGATCTGACAAAGCACGCGGCTGCCGAAGGGCTGAACGCCGGGATCGATGGACGGGAAAGCCTCATCGATGTTGGCGTAGTCAAAGTTTACTCTATTCAAAACGTAGTCTTGCATGGGTGCTCCTTCCTGCAAGTTATAGGTCGAACTCCTTCCGTTCCTTCTCAGCCACCATGTCGATCAACGCGGTTTTGGCTAGTTCCAGACCGGAATACATACCCACGACCCGTCCATACTCGAACAGGTCGCGGGATTGAGGCTGCGCCAGCGCCTCACGGGCAAGGTCTGCCTGTGATTGCTCCAGTCGCTGTAGCAGGGTCTCAATTCTCACGCAGGCGTCTTAGGCGTCGACGGGACCTTAGGCATCTCGCCCATGGCCATCCGCTTGTGCTGCTTTACGCCCTCGCCCATCTGGGCGACTTGGTTTGTTTTAGGTTTATCGCTCTTAGCCATTGCGGCCTCCTTACGGTTGCGGGTTAATCCCGGTGCCCGTGGACACCGCGATGCGTTCGCCTGTTTCGACTTCGAGCTGTGCCAGCTCCATAGCCGTCAGGTTGTCTTGCGTGTTCATAGCCTGACGCACTTGCAGCTCGGCCATCTTGCGCTGGGTCTCAGCCTCTTGGCGTTGCTGGTCAGCGGCCATGCGCGCCTGCATCTGCTGCGCGTCGAGCTGAAGCTTGGCGCTGTCGAGCTGCGCCTTCTGCTGGCTTTCAGCGGCGCTGAGCTGGAGCTTCTGCGCGTCCATTGCCGCACGCTGCTGGTCGCGCTGCGCCTGTGCTTGGATTTGCTGCTGTGCGAGCTGCACGTTCGGATCCATCGGAGCCTGCGGTGCAAACTGCTGCATGACCTGCTGTGCCTGCTGGATGACGGGCGGCAGCGATGCGAACACGTTGGCCGCCTCGGCTGCCACGGTCTGGGACGCCTCAGCCAACATGGCGTCGAACGCCCGCTTGGCATCGGGGTCGCGGATGTCTTTGAGCATGTCGCCGATGTCGGTGCCGGTCGCCTCGTTGCCCAAGTCGAATACGCTCGTTGCGTACCACAGAGCGATGTGTTCCTTGAGGTGGTTGAGCATGCCCGGCAGGAGCGTCGGCGCGATGAGCTGGTTCATGCCCAGCGCCGGGTTCATCATGTAGGCCAAGTGCGTCTTGAGGTGAGCGATGTGGTCCTGCTCGGGGAAGGCCACGATCGGCCGGCCCATAGTCGCAGCCACGTTCTCGTTCACCGCGTTCTGCTCCTTCGGCTCCATCGGAGGGTTGAGCAGATCCTTGGCGTTCGGGATCTTCAGCGTCTCGAGGATGCGCTCCTCGACCTTGCGCTGGTTGTAGAGTTGCGGCAGCGCGGCACTGCGCTGTGCCACCGCTTGTATCTGAGCAAAGCGCTGCGCCTCGCTGAAGATGTTCGGATCGGACACAGGCACGACGTCGAGCGGGCCTTCGAAGTCTTGACGCGTCGCCAGCTCCTCGCCGACCTCGTCCTCGATGTCCTCGTCGTTGAGGTACATCGCGTTGAGGCGGTGCAGGATGGCGAGCAGCTTAGCCATGCTGTTGTGCATGCGCGCATGGATGGCGCTGAACACGACCATGCCCTGCTCGAGCTTAGCCAGCGTCGTGCCAACAGGCGCGTTCGGGTTACCGTCGGCGATGTCTTCCATCGTCGTGCGGATGACGCCCTTGCCGGCGTCGACCAAGAAGCCGAGCAGGCTGAACAGCACTGGGTTAGGCGGCGAGTAAGGCAGCGGCATGATCAGCTTGCGGATGTCGTCCGCAGCCATGCCGCCCTCGATCTCCATGACCTGCGTCGGTTGGATCTCAAGGCTCTGGCCGCCCTTCGAGCCGCCCTTCAGCTTGAGCATCGTCTGGCTGTTGCTGATGTGCGCCGCGTCGAGCAGCGCACGCAGCGCGCCAGTTGCGGCAGCAGACAGACCGCCGACCATGTGCGGCAGGCCGATTGGGTACGCGCCGCGCCATGGCACGAATGGGAACTCAACGAACCACTGAAGCTCTTCCTTCGCTTCGTCCAGCTCGTCCCAGTTGCGGTAGATGCTCAGCACCTTCGACGTCGTCTTGTCCACCGTGACGATGTACGGCAGCGCCTCGTCGCCCTCGATGTCGGAGATGACGTAAATCTCATAGACGGTGCGCAGACCGTCCTCGTTGTAGCTGCTCTCGTCGCGGCCCTCGATCTTCATGTTGGCCTTCTCGGCCTTCGAGAAGTCTGGCTCCATGCTGACCGGCGCCAGATCGACGTCGCGGTACATGCCCTGCTTGACGCGGCGCTGATAGTCGAGCTGCGTCAGATACTGGACGTGCGTCTTGCGCTGCGCCGAGTAGAAGTTGGTCGCGGCGAACGGCAGGTACATGTCGTCGATCGCGACGAACAGGAAGTCCGGCCGGTTGCGCGGCTCGTTCCACGTCACCTTCATGTACTGCGCGCCGCCGAGCGGCACCTGCGTCAAGAGCTGCTCGAGCTCTGCGCGGAACTCGGGGCTCTGGGTGGTGAGCTGCCAGTTCATGAAGTCGGTCTTGCGCTTGGCCTTCTTGACCTTGTCGCCTGACGGCTCGCCGGGGATGAAGTCCTTGACCGGACCCTGCGGCGGGAACAGCTCCTTGATCGCCCGCGCCGAGAAGTCGACGCAAGCTTCGGTCAGCATCGGGTGCACAACCTTAGTCGCGCCTTGGAACTGCGCACCGCCCGGTGCGTCGTCGCCTAGCCCAGTGCGGCGCAGGCCCTCTTCGTACTGCTCGTCGCGCTTCTTGCGCGCCTGCTTGTCCTTGCCGACCACGTCGAGGTAGGTACGAGCAATCTCAGACAGCTCGCTCTCGGACATCGTCTCGGCCAAGTTGGCGTAGAAGTCATCGGAGCGTGCGTCGCCTTCGCCGTCGTCCAGACGTACGATCGCGCCGCCGTCCTCAGTGTCGATGACGCTATCATCCTCTTCGTCTTCGGGCAGCTCGATTATCTCGCCGGTAAGGATGTTTTCGTCTTCGTCCATGGCCTAATCCTCAATGTTGTAAACGCGACGGAAGTCGGCGCTAAAATTCTTCATGTCAGCAAAGACCGCCTTGTTCCCCTCCACATCGTACAGGTCCAACGCATTGATCCGGGAGGCCAAGTCCCGCGCTTGCTGATCCAGTTGCTTCTCGTCTTCGTCCATGGCCTCGTCCTTCATACGGCGTAGGGATTGACCACCGGTTTGGGCGGCGGTGCGGTTTCATCTTTGCGTGCTTGTACAGCATCAAGCAGTCGCTTGTCCATGCATAGCCTGAGCGCCTGTGTCGTGCTGTCGACAAAGTCGTCGTGCTTGATGCTTCCGGGCCCCGTAAATGCGCACAGTTGGTGCAGCAGCGGGTCGATCCAGTTGCGCGGCCGGCCGGGGTGCGACGCGCTCTCGGGCAGCCAGACCATCTTGCGTGCGAAGATCGGCGACACGATGTGCAGACGCGTCAGCTTGTCAGCGCGTCCGGGGTTGTAGGCGTAGGCCTCGAGCCCCTCGCGCTCCAGCATCTGGCGCAGACTGATGCCGCTGCCCTTGTCCTCGATCAGCAGGATGTCGGGCTTGCGCCCAGACGTCATCGGCTTCGAGCTGCCGAACATCGGCTTGATCAGCGCTGTGTCGCCGTCATCGCCGTACGCGATGTTCATCTCTTTCTTTACGCGCCGGATCAGGTCGGGCATGCCGAGGTGCTCTTCCCAACAGTCGAGCAGCATGATGTTGTTGCGCTTCTCGTGATGGAACACGCCCCAGACCGTGCAGGCCGTCGGGTCAGGGTCGCCGCTGCGCTTGTCGAGCGTCTTCTCGGTGAACGCCGTGTCGAGCGACAGGATGACGAGGTCGAACGTAGGCAGCGGCTTGTCGTGCGCCCACAGCCGGAACTGGCTGCGCTTGACGATGCCGCTCTCTTCAGGATCGATCAGCTCACCGTACAGCTCTTGCCGGCCGAGCGTCGTGCCCTCATACTGCTGAAGCTGGTCGAAGAAGCTGTCGGGCAGGTTCGTCTTGTTGTCGTACGTTGAGCCGGTCACGATAAGCCGGCCGGCCTTTGGCGCCGTCAGCTTGCGCACCAGATCCTTGGGCTTCGGTGTCGTGGTCCACAGCGCCTGTGGCTTCTCGCCCAGACGCAGACCCATCATGGCCATGTCCCACACGTCGTCGTACGGCCACGCCGCCAGCTCGTCCGCCCAGATGCGTGTGTGCTGCGGGCCGCGTAAGCGCTCAGGCTTCTCAGCCGTGAAGCCGCGTATCGTTGAGACCTCGCCTGTGCAGTTGTACATCTCAATGATCATGTCGGACTTGTTGTATATCTTAATCAGCTCAGGCGGGATGACGCTGAGCAGGCCGCTCTCGCCCTCGAAGCACGTGAACTTCACGTCCTGATAGGTCGGCGCGATCACCGCGCTGTCGAACCCTGACGGATCGAGAAAAACTTTGCGTGCCAGCCACTCGGCGCCGACGCGTGTCTTACCGAAGCCGCGCCCGGCGAGGTAGCCGCACTCGGTGAACTGCGGATCTTTGCCCTGAAGCACGGCCGCCTTCTCTGGCACCTGCATGTCGCGCGCCGTCAAGCGCCACGTGTCCTGCCAGCCTAGAAAAGTCGCTTGCCGGCCTTTGGCACGCGACAGCAGCGCGGCGTCGACCACTACTTGCCTTCGGTCTTGATGATGATTGCGTCGGTGAGGGACGCGAGCTGGTCAGGCGTGAGGCCGTTCTCGATCTGCACTGCGCCGCCGTCAGCGCCAGTGACGCGCTGCTCCTTGCTTTCGCGCCAGTCTTTGGGGAAGCGCGCAGCCATGCTGCGGCTGTAGACCTGCGCGTTGAAGCGCTCAGCCGTCAGGCCGACCCGTCCTTGGCGCTCCCACCAAGCTTGCGACAGCTCGCGCGCACGTGCGAAGGCTTCACGAAACTCTTCGTGCGCTTCCGGCCAACGCTCTTCAAGCGCATTACGCGACACGCCGATTTCGGCAGCCATCTCGACGACAGACATGCCCTCTCTGCCGAACTCGAGAACGCGTTCGCAATACTCCGGTCGGTAGAGAGATGGTCGGCCACCGGGGCCCTTTGGTTTTGTCTCGTCAGTCATGTGCGTGCTCGCGATGCGCCCTCAAGCTTCCACTAAGCCTGCTAGATAGCACCGCGAACAACTAATCTCAAGCCCATCCCTCAATCGGCCCAGAATAGCCATCAGCTCGGGCACGATCGCGCTGCTGCTGAAGCGTCAGGTTCGGCAGCAGCTTGTCATGCTTGAACGCCCAGCGACACATCGCAGCCAGCAAACTATTGCTCCCCTCCTCAAGCGACGAGCCGACCCGCACCGGCAACTGTGCCCGAGCCTCCTCGACGACGATCGCGACCTCCTCCGGTGTCTCTGGCTTCTGCTCTGCAATCGCCGTCTTGGCCAAGCGATGCCTGCGAACCTCAAGCACCGAGATCTTGGTGTTGTACTTGCGCTGCAACAGCTTCGCGATCGAGCTGTCA